GATATCTTTCTGACTTCGCCTACAAGATTTACTACTACTTCTGCAATCCAATTTCTTATATGTGGGGTGTGTATGTGCATGAATCTGATACCAGTGTAATCAGAACCATCACCAACTCCTTCTATGTGCTTATGACTCTTGTGGAACCTTATCAGGTCCTGACATCTCTCCTTCGACATCAGATTTTGAATCATTTTTGGCTTGTAATTGCTGGAAGTATCTTGCAAGTTCATGTCTTTTTTCATTCTCTAATCTTTTTCTTTTTACTTTTGGTCGTGCTTTCAATGCTCGCTCTATTTTCATTTGGCTTGCTCTTTGAAGAAAGAGTATACCATTCAAGTGGTCAATTTCATGTTGAACACATCTTGCGCCGACACCTTCTAATACTGCTGATTGTTCTTTGCCTTCAATATCTTGATATTTAAACTCTACTGTTTTTGACCTTTTAATCATTAAGAATATATCTGGAAAAGATAAACAACCTTCTTTCATAAGTTCGGTCTCTTGTGATACTTTTGTCAATTCAGGATTGAAGTATGCGACATTCATCGGATTCTCATCTCCTTCGTGCATAGTTCTCATGAGAAAAACTCTGTAGTTCAAACCAAGTTGGTTTGCAGATAAACCTAACCCACCAAATTTATCCATCGCCTCGCCTATATTCTTGGCAATCTCTTTAGGGTCTTCTGGTGGATTCTCGAAATCGAACACCGGCGGCGGAGTTCTTAAAACCCTTGAAGCTTCTTCTATGAGTTTATACAACATAGGTTTATTTATTAATCCTTTTCGCCGTGGCCTTTCGTTTGATTGGAAATATCTTTGTCCTTTCAACATAGGGTCTTACATCCAAGACACCCGCTTCATATTGAGGTCTCTTATTCTTCTTCTTCATGAAATTGCTATACGACTAAAGTTCTTATATTTTTCAAAACGAATTACTTCTTCGAACTTATCGTATAATTCTCCTCCCTTATGGGAAATAATAAAGGCGTTTGTTTTCTCATTCAATGAATTCAATAACTTTAAGAAGTCATCGGTTCCTTGAGCGTCTAAAGAACTATCAAACACCTCGTCTAGTATAAGTATGTTTGTATTTACTGAGTTCTTAATTCTTGCGACTGCTCTCCATGTGAAGAGTAATGCAAGGTCAATTCTCATCTTCTCACCTTGTGAAAAGTTATCATACTTAAATATATCTCTAAATCTGGATTTGATTGTTTCTTCAAAAGCTTCATTCAATTCAAACCCAACATAAAATTCTAAATTTGCCAGATACTTGTTTATCATCTTGTTCATTACTGGAACATATTGTTTAATAATTCTTTGTCTTACCCCTTGGTCTCTTAATAGAGTTGTTGCAAGGTCATAGTAATGTTGTCTATCAGTTAGAGTTTCTTTCTTAATATGTAAAACATTTAAGTCATCTTCTGCTGTAGTTAATTTATCATGAACATTAGCATCACCAGAAGTCTCATTCTGTAAATCTTTGATTTCTTGATTCAATTTGTTTATGTATTTCTGATTAGATAAAATCTCTGTTTGATGTAGTCCAATGTTTCTTTGTAATTTTTGTATTTCATCATTAATAATATTTATTCTTTGGATTTCATCGTGGCAGGCATCGATTGTGTGACTAATCTCATGTAGCGCCTTCTGGATTTCATTCGATTTAGCTTTTCTTTCCTTAATATGCTTCTTCTTGTGTTCTTCATTTAGACCTTGTTTACATGTTGGACAATCATCGTTCTCTTGATAGAATAAAACATCTTGGTCAGCTTTAGCCTTTACACGCTCAAGTTGTTTTTCTAAATCTAATGTTTCGGTTAATCTATCTTGGTTTGTTTTTTCACCAGTTATAGTTTCTTTATATTTATCAATCTCTTTGTCATCTAGAACAACATCATTCATAACCTTTTGTATATTGTCTTGTGTCTCTGATACAGTTTTCTCATACTTCTTTATCTTCTTATCACGATTCTTTTGTAAGAGACTCATCTGTTCGTTTAAACCATTTATTCTTTCTTCTAACAATTCAATCTCGTGAATTGTTTCTCTTACATCTATATTATGTTGCGTGACTTTCTTCTTTAGTATATCCTGCATTGTAGAAAAGATTGATATATCTAATAAGTCTTCTACAAGTCTTCTTCTCTCTACTGACTTTAACTGCATGAATGGAGTAAAGTTAGCAGAACCCAATACTGCAACTTGGGTAAATGAACGATAAGACATCTTAAGAACATTCTCCTCTAGATGTTTTTGATAGTCTCTCATAGTTGCATCTTGATTGATTAATGTTCCATTAACATACAATTCAAATTTATTTGGTTTTGCGCCACGGATAACCTTGTATTCTTTTCTTCCAATCTGGAACTCTACCTCAGTTATTAATTCTTTACTATTGATAGAGTTAACCAACAGGTCTTTCTTTAAGTTTCTAAATCCTTTTCCATATAATGCGAAACATAATGCATCTAATAAAGTAGATTTGCCGGCGCCATTGTCACCAACAATAAGAGTTGTTTGTGCTCTATCCAGGTCTATAGAAGTAAAAGTGTTTCCTGCCGACAACAAATTCTTGTATCGGATCTTTTTAAAATTAATCACAGGTAATTATGTTCGTCTAGGGCTTCATTATATAAGGAGGTCATCAATTCGAATAGTGGTTTTTTCTTACCTTGTATTTCAAGACCATCTATATACTTTTCTAATATAGTAAGAGTATCTTCTACTCCTTCTAATTCTTTATCGTCCATTAAGTCCATATGTTTATGGTCATCTACGATAACAACATGCAATGGATTAGCGGCATGTAATTTGTCGACCATAGAATCAAACCAATATGGATTGTCTTTGTTGACTACTATCATCTTCACAAATTTACCTGTGAATTTAGTATAGTCTTTATTTGATATTGTTTCAAAAGTTTCTTTTGCATCGTCATAGAATAACTTTTCAAACATAGTTATTGGATTGTGAACCGGTAACATCTCTCTTGTATCTGTATCAAATATATGGAAGTATTTTTCGTCTCCATAATCTGACCATGTGAATTGCATCTGAGAACCTAGATATCTGATGTTCTTAAGTTCTGATTTTTGATGAAAGTGGCCACTATAAACTTTGTCAAATCGTTTTAGATATGTGTGGTCTAGGCCATGTTGACTTGTCATTCCAGGCATCATTAGGGCGCCTTCTATTTCGAAATGACCCAAACATGTATCTGCATTAGCATGTAATAAAAACTCTATACTATCTGCATAATTATCATTATTAATCCATGGAACGAGTGCGAGATTAACTCCATCGTATTCCCTTACTATAGGTTCTGTTATAACATCGATAGCATCGTGTTCGAATAGTAATAAGTCTGGTGAGTTTACTTCATTGGTATTCTTATAATAAGTATCATGATTACCAATAATCAAGTCCATAGTAATACCTCTATCTAACATAGGTTGTATAAAATGTTCTTTGTTTGATTTTAGACTTGCAAAGTTTACATACTTTCTTCTATCGAAGTAATCTCCGAGATGTAAAATGTGTCCAATGTTATTTTCATCGAGATATGGAAAGAATACTTCCTCATAGAATCGCCCTTGATATTTGGACATTTCCAACATATCCCCACGGACACCAGCATGGGTGTCGTTTAAGATGGCAATTTTCATTCAGTAAATTTGTCCAGACCCTTAGTCTTTAGTGGTTTTTTTCTTTTTGATTTCCTTGGTTCGTATTGAACACGGTTCATATTTTCTTGCATCCACTCAACATTGGTATTATGCATACCAGTAGTATCTCCATCTATTGTTTCAAATGTATCTTGAGTAATATCTGATATAATTTGTTGTTTAATGAAGACTTGCTTCTTCTCTTTCTGTATCCTTCTTAGAAAGGCGTAATAACAAATTTGTGTAATATATGCAAATGCGTTTTGTGATTTTTCTATATTGAAGTTCTTGATATACTGAATACAATTTTCAATTGCATCACATATCATTTCATCTCTATAGGTGTAGTTTATAAAGTTTGGTCGTGTAGATAGTCGAGTTGAAATCTTATAGATACACTCTCCTATGTAATTAGACATCTGTGGTGGGGTTTTGCCCTCTTCCAAGGCGAGCTTAACGGCGGCGTTATGTTCGGCTACAGCGGCAGTGAACTCTTTATTATTGACATAGTGTTCACTTTGTTTTGCTTTTTTTGTCATGATGTGGCTATTATACTAGGGTTTAGTTGATATTGATAGGTGGTTTTCCACCTTACCTTTATTTATTTATTTTAAAAACCCCCTTGTAGGAACCAAGGTTCGTGTGTTATTATAGCTTTGTGTCCAAAGGATAGGATAGCTATATAGCTAAAAGTATATTACTCCAATTATATATCCACAAAAGAAGAAGGCTGCAGCCCATATAGGTTCCTGCTTGCAAAACTCCCATATGTTAGCCCAATAGTCTAGAAATTCTTTCATTACAACCTCCAGGTTGCTAGACACATTATCCCAATTGGTAATAATATTGGAAGAGTCAATAGTGTTAGGAACTCTAGTTCATAGATGATTCTTGTTAGAACTTCTCTTGGGTCTTCGAATCTTTGCACCATGCTCTTCGCAACAGTCAATATTGCTGTGGTCATGGTTTCTCCATGTTATTAATAATAATTATACTTGTATATCACTATCAATGATACACAATCTATTTAGTAAACTTTTAGTTTTAAAATAAAAATTTTTAAAATTAAGTCCAAAACAACAGCACAAAGATACAGAACCCACCTATGCCATATATAAGTATGGATAATACCCATGTAGGTATTTTATCAAACATTAATAGATTGTTTTATGACAGATTAAATGTCTTGGTGAAGTACCGGTGCAGACCTCAATAGTATCTCTGTTCATCTCTTTCTTCTGTTCTGTTGCAACTGATTGAGTTGTAGCACAACTAATAGTAAAGATTAGTAAGAATAGTATATTTAAAAATTTCATCGTTTCCTTAGATTATGAATTAAACAAGCTGTATTACCTAAGTAATACACCTGATATTTATAAACTAATTAATCTTAATGAAATTTCTTTTTGTCTTTTGGTGGCCGTGCATATTTGAATTCTTCATAATCAGATTGGTCTGCCATATCTTCTAATATCTCTTCAATGAATTCTGCATCTGGTGGTTCTAGAAAATTATCTTTTTCATGAGTTAGTAATCTATCAAAATGTCTTCTCATCACTTCTTGAACTTTCAAATCTTCTGCGTTGGCCAATGGTATAGATTTGTTTTCAATCATCTCCATCCATTTAGCAGATGCGTTATCATAATATGGAACGAATTGCTCGTTCATTATATTTCTGTGGACTATTTCAAACTTGGGTATGTTTACTTTCTCATCAGAGCTTAATGGTGAATAGGGAAAGAATACTGCGTTTGTTCTTGGTGTGCCTGGAACTAGAGACAATTGGCAAATCATTGGTAATGTTATTTCAATCTTATCACCACAGTCTCTAGTCATTCCGACTACTTCTGTTCCGTTCTTCAGCTTGATAACTTCGTATCTCTCTGGTACTAGGTCTGTTGGTGACGCCATTTACTTTAGCTCAAATTGTTTAAGTTCATAAGGAAAACTCTCCTCATTGTATATATTTATGCGTTCTTTTAAGTGAGCAAGGGTATAATTATTACATTTTAAGTCATCTGCGATATCAAATAACCTCATATTGTCTTTACCTTCCGCCTTACGAAGACCCCTACCAATAGATTGTAGGTTTCGTATTCTAGATTTAGACGGACTTGCAAAGACCACATTGTCAATCTTCTTGATATTAATACCAGTTGAGAAAGTTCCGTATGACGCTAGTATGACACTTTCTTTAGCCTTCTCTACCAATTCTCTAACTGACTCTCTATCTTCTGTATCTGTTCCACCATAAACATAATGTAACTCTTTTACTTTCTTCTTTAACATGGGGTATAGAACCTCTCCATGTTTCTCTACATATTGGAATAATACGAGTGTGTTTCCTTTTAGACTTGCGACTAGATTAGTTATGAAGTTATTTCTTGCCTTACAACTAACAAGATAGTCCATCTCCTCTGCGTATGTTCCTTTCTTCTGTTTGGGGTGTTCAAGTATTAAACAATCAATATTAATTTGTGCGATTGTTCCTTGTTCCATGAGTTCAGAAGATGATATAACTTTCTTAACAGGTCCAAACAAACCTTCTAACTGTAATCTATGAACTTCTGAACCATCTAATGTTCCTGTTGTGCCTATTCTAATTGCAGTAGACTTCATCTTCTCTAAGATACCTTTAAGTGTTGTTGCTTTAAATAAGTGTGCTTCATCTCCGACAACCATATCAAATGATTGCATTACTTCTTTGGGTGCTTTACTGAATGACTGCCAGGTTGTAATTGTTATTGGTGCATCGAATACTTCTTGACCATGATATATCTTACATATTCTTTCTTCATATCCATAGTCTATAAAATCTTTTGTCATTTGTTCTACCAAGTTAGTTGTAGGAACTATGATTACAGTTTTCTTATTGTAATATCTTGCGAGTAAATATAT